GCATCATCTGCTGACGATAGGCCGGCGTGCTCGGCACATCGGAGAGCGTGACCTTGGTGACCGATTGGGCCACGTCATTCATCATCACCACTTCGCCGGTTTCCGGGTGCTGCATCGGCGTATTGAGCTGGATAACCCGCTTGCGCTTGCCTTCGCCGACAATCACTTGCACCGGTTGTCCTACGAGGTCATCGCGGATCAGGTCCACGATCATCTCGCCGCAGCGCGTCCGGGCATAGCGATAGCCGTCATTCAGTTCGGCCAGGGTGGTGGCGCCCTGCTCCACCAAGCTATTGATCGCCAGGCCCGACGTGGCGCTGGAACTTTGCCCCAGCATCGCCTGATAGACGCCGGCCACCGACTGGATGCCCATCTCGGCATCCTTCATGATCTCGAACTGCTGGTTACTCAACGCCAGATCGGTCTGCACTTCAAAGGCGTTGCCGTTTCTGCGCTGCGGATTCAGCACCACCACCGAGTCGGGGCGGGCAATCTCCTCCAGTACATCACTGAAACTATTGGCGCGGGTGTCCAGCGCATCGGAATCGGCAATGACGCGCTTGGAGCTGAGTAGGTTCATCAGCTTGCGGCGTCGTGCGTTGATCTCGTCCTGTGGACTGATCATCGTCCGGATCAAGCCATACGGCGCACCGGTCAAATCTTCCCTAAAGCCGAAGAACGGCACATAGGGGCAGCGCTTCTTCGCGCATTTGCCATCATGCAAGCGATGCGGACCGGCCCAGACCGACATCCGCTGCTGGGCGAAGATGGCTTCTTCCACGTTCACCAGGCCTTGCGAGACGGCAATCTGGTGCATTTCGTTCTTGGGGTCGAACTCGACCGCCCGATCAGGCAGCCGCAGGATCTTGCCGCGGACGTGGGCCTTGTACCAAACTTCCTGGAGGCAGATCCGCTTGCGGTTGTAGCTCAACCACTCCATGTCGGCGATGGATGAACCCCGCTCCTGATCAAAGGCCTGGGCCAGGGCGACGTCTTCCTTGGCCACTTCCAGCCAATCACCGTCCCAACGGCCGCGTGAGGCGGACAAAATGTTCTTGTGCTTGGGAAAGTGCAGCGCCACTAGGTCGTAATCCAGCCAGCGCTTGCGGACGATATAGCGCGCATCCGATAGATCCGGCTCCTTCGCCAACCAATCCCAGTACATTTCCCGGCGATGGACCGAGGTCACACGGTAGGGATAGTTGAAGGGATCCGCATCCCTCGATACTTCCACCCAGCCCACACCGGTCTTGACCATCGAGGCATAGGCATCAGAACAGGCTCTGTCCGCCCGTGCTTCGCGCTCCACCTCATGCAGCTTCTGGCTCAAGGCCTCGGCCACGTCCTGATATTCATCCAGATCAGCCGTCACGCGCCAATCGACGCGCGTCTTGGCCTCCATGCCCAGCACCAGATCAATCGTCGGCTTGACCAGGTTGGTGATCAGCGGCGCCATGCCCTTGGCATCCAGCTCGTTCAGCGTCTCCGCGTCGAGTTGGTTGCCGTCGTAATAGTCCGCACACTTGTCCGCATCTTTGCGCCAATGCGGCTGCTCGCGGATTTCCTCGATGATGGACTCGTACTGGTCCCACTCCAGGCCTTTCGGAGAGATATATTCGTCCGCCATCAAATTCTCCAATTGCCGCGTCGGGACTTATCCACGACATTCCGACTGCTATTCATGTAGGGCAACGCGAATGTGAGGGCCACAGAGTCACCCGCATCCGGGGACCGCAGGCCGCGCTTCTTCATGGATTCCTTGCTTTCAAGTTTCATGCGGCGGCTCGAATCGTAAGAATGTTGGGGGCCGGTTAAGTCGGCGACCAGTCGCGAGTCATCCGGGAGGACAGCGGGCTTATCTTCCAGCCAGGTCTTCATGTCGCCCCACATTTCATCGCGGCGAATGGCGTACTGATCGGTCTGCACGGCTCGCTCACCAAAATGAATGCGGTTCACGGGTAGCCCCAGCTCCAGTAATCGATCGGCGACACCCGAGCCAATGCCCGTACAGTCGACGTTGATTGCGTCCGGCGCTGATCGCTCGGCTTCTCTGGCCACCAAGCCCACCAGTTCCATCGGTCCCTTGCCGTGCCAGCGTTGAATCTGGGTAACGACGCGACCTCTGCGGCGAGATAGAGCGGAGTCGTCATTGCCATATTCGGCGACATCCAGCCCCCAGATCTCGGCGCCTTCTGGCGGGATGGTCTGCTCCTTCCCGGCCGCAATCGCCGGCAACACCAGATCCATGGGGATCAATGGGTCACCATCCACTCGCTTGAAGGCCAGTGCTGCAGAGCCTGGGTACTCCTGATCAAATAGACTGCGGTCGCTGCGAAAGTCCGTGAGGATCTTCTGCTGCATCCAATAGGTTTGCTCGAGCGTCAGCCCGAATGCCTGCTGATAATCGGCATCGTCCGTATCAGGCAGCCAACCCACAGGGGGTGCCTTTTGATATTCCGATTGCCAGAACCAGGGCACGAACACGGCCTGGTAATCCGACACGCCGGCTTCGGCGTCCTGCCACATGCCGTGAAACAGGTTGCCGACTCCGTTTGCTGTGGACTCGAGAATAATTTCGGTGCCCGGTGCATCCGGAACAATCTGACCGATACCGGCCATGTGATCGTTGGCATTGGGCCAAAAGGCTATTTCTGAGCCATGAAAAAACTGGGCCGTCGCTGATCGTCCTGTACCCGATGATCCAGCCGTGGCGACCGAGAACTCCGAGTTCCGCCGATCAAATACCAGCGCACTGCCAGAGTTGGCTTTGGTGCTGGGCTTCAGATAAGCCGGGCAGAGATCGTGATAGCGGCGCGTCATGCCGAATAAGTTGCTGGTCGCCTCGGCCAGGTGCGTCAGAATGTACGCACGCTTGCCGGAAGACAGCGAAGTCAGCCAGTACATGCGCGCCTCGGTATAAGTCGACATGCCCTGCTGCCGGCCCTTGAGGATAATCGCCCTCACCTTGCCGGTCGTTTCTTTTTGTTGCTCGAGCTGCTGGTGCAGGTATCGCTGCGCCGTGTTTAGCTCAAACGGAATAATGGATCCATCTTTGGCCCTGATCTTCAAGGCCAGGGGGGCGTACTTCAGAAAGTCCCGCTTGCAGATTCGGACAATCTGCTCGTATTTCTCAAGATCAGTCGCCGGCATCACTCTCTTCAACCCGCTCCAGAACCGCATCCACATCGAATGTGTGATGGTTCTCGTTGATCTGGGTCTCTTTCCAGCCAGCACGCGCCTTCAGGAAGAAAATCTGTGCCGTCGTGTTGCCATTCATGGCTTGCTGGAACAACGCATTGGCGACCTTCTGGATCCCTGAGGCCTGGCCCCTTTTATAAGCCGCTGCAAATGCCTCATCTTCAGCCTTATTACGCTGGATGGTTGCTCTGCTGACGCCGAAACTCTCGGCAATCTGAATCTCGCTCAATCCTTCGGAGGCATATTGCTCGACCAGATCTAGGTCGAATTCAAACTTCTTGGCCATTATTTATCCGTCAATCGTCCCAGCTTGAGCTGGATATCCAGCAGCGTCTGTTGGATCTTGTTGTATTGTTCGTCGTGTTTCAGCAAATGCTGATCGAGGGAGTGCTCCAGCTTCTCAATGCGGTATTCATGCTGCTGCACCATCGTCCACATCAAGATTGCCGTGCCTGCGACGGTCAACGCCAGTTTCAGCCAATCACTCATCGATATTCCTCGTAGCTTCGCGACAGTGGACGCCAGCCATGACGCCGATTGATCCGAGTGCGCTGTAGCGGCCATCGTCAGTTACCTCGTGGACCGGGTTGGTTTTCATGTTGCAAGTGCATCCGCTTAACGCAGCAAGGACCGCGCACGTACATAGCCGCGCAGCAGTGTGTCGCCGCAATCGTCCGCCACCATCACGTCGCCTTTGATGTCCAGATAACATGTCGTTGCAATCGGCGGCATGACGAGCTTGGGGCAGGCCTTGGGTTCGGGCAGTTTCAGGTTTGGCGCTACTTGCACCGGTGCGCAGCCCTGCAATACCAGCATCACGACAAACGCCACGATGAAGAGCATGTAGCCCATCACCTCGGTCATCATTTCCTGGTAGGGATCCTTCATGCGAGCATCCAATACATCAGGCCCGACAAACCCAACGCAAACACAGCGGATATCAGCACGCCGATCATCACCTGATGCAGGAACTCATCCCTCATGCCATCGCCCGCAATCGGCGCACCGCAATGGCGGCAATCTTGGCGGCCTTATCGGTGCCGTTAATGCAGCGACGGGCGCCGATGAAGTCGGTCTTGCCCTGGGCGACGTAATCGGTCAGCTTCTTGCCGGTGAATACGCCATGCTTGAAGCCGTGAACCAAGATGAAATTGGCAATCGCCGGCTCCATGGCCCGATCCGGGCTGGATACCAACGGGATCCCGAGAATCTCGGCGTACCGGTCGTAGTTGTATTTCCAGGTGAGCTGGACATAGCCGCGCCCGTAGTAGGGGTAGTAGCGGAAATTCGCTTTGCGCCAGGCTTCGCTCTTCCAATAGGCTTCGCGAACCGGCTTGAAGGTGTCATTGGTTTCCCATTCCACCGTGGCCAGCACGTAAGCGATCTGGGTTTTCAGACCAATCCCTTGGCGGACACACTCTGCCTCAATCGCCGCCACCGTTCCCGCCCGCGTGGTGTAATCGCGTCTTGTGTCGATCGACTCCAGTAACGGGGCCAGCGCCTCACTCATCCCGGCCCTCGCGCAGCACATCCTTGATGTCTTGCTCGATCATGATCTCTTCGGCTACATCAGGCGGGATGTTGCCCACCGTAAACCAGGAGATGATCGCCATCACGATCAAGAACAGGCTGATCAGGAAAGTCCGGTCCCAGCCTGGCTCCATCGCAATGATGACGGCCGAAATGCCATACACCGCGCCTTTCAGGTCGCCCGCCGTGTTGGTGGACAATCCAAATCGTTTCATTTGCTCCGCTCCACAATCACCAGCGCCCACTCGATCGCCCGGTTGAACTGGCGCTTGCCGAATAGCTCCCCAGCGGAGACCAATTCAGCCCACACGGCTTCCTTCTTGCCGTTGCCATCCAGATCCAGCCGGCCATCGAACATCGCTACCAGGCTCAACACGCGAGCGAAGAACGGCGCACCGACAATCCAGGCCGCCAGTTTCTTCACCAGCGCGATAATCAGAGCGTCCATCCAGCCTCCAGGTATAAAAAAGCCCGCACGGGGCGGGCAGTGGGGGTGTGATCATAAAAAAGAGCGCCGCTATGGACGCTCTAATGGAATCTTGCGTGTTTTGTACAGGACAACCTGCACTTTGTGTGACCTACGTTTTCACGTTTTTCGCTTGTAAGCCTACAAAAGCCCCCGCTCCGCCAATGCTGCGCGAGCACCGTTGAGAAACTTGTCATTCCATGCGCGACTCTCTTCCTCAGTCATGTCAGCCTCCACAACATAAGTCTTCAGTCGGTCATGCTGTTTTTCGATCAATACCTCCAGGTAATTGGTGACGTTGCGGCGGTCAGCCTCGGCCAGCTCCTGCAGCATCTCTCGAATACCGGTTCTAAACCTGAAGGTCATGGCTTTATCTTTGGTCATTTTGGCTCTCGGTTCTGATTAGAGTGGACAAGCTATCAACTTGCTTTTAGCAAGTCAACGCGAACGCATCCACGCCTCCAACAACCACCGCTCTGCGCGCTCGATGGCCGACCCACTGACCACCTCACCGGCCACGTACCGCCGCCGAATCAGCCGGGCATACCTCACCCCGGCCCGGCAGGTTTCGCGCATCTCCGCAATCAGGCGGCCCACGATCATCACGTCGGCGGGGATCCACACCCCCGGTGGCAGCGGTCGTCCGCCATCCGTCGCCCGCGACTCGCCAATCCGCCCCAGCATCGAGCGTTGCGCTCGGGCGGCATAGACCCCCTCGGCCTCCCATTCGCCCCACAGCAGGAGCATGTCCTTCAACCGGTCCTTGAGTGTCATAGCCACAGAAACAACAGAAACGCGCCCAAGGGAATCAGCCACAAAAAATCAGTCATCGGGGCACTCCTGCTTAAAGCGGCACTCACCCAGCAGGGCAAAATAAGCGGCACCGTCGACCAGGTCATCGGGGTGGAATGCGCCCTGGGTTTCTCGGGCCATCTTCACCGCCATCAAGCACCGCCACACGTCGGCTTCCACCCAATCCTTGTTCGTCCAGGCGCGCAGGATGCTGGCCGCCTTGGCCGCGCTGCGCTCGCCCGATTCCTGGTCCCGGATGGCGGCCCTATCCTTCATGGCATCAATGCCCGCCTGCAGAATGTCACTGGCCTTCATGCAATCCCCCAGCTTTCGCGCACTACGCGGGCAAAGTCCGGCTCACTGAAATGCTCATCCTTCAGCAGCTTGCCATCGGCCCTGAAGGTGGGATTCGGTCCGAGTTTGGATTGATTGCTCCGGCATACTTCCTGCCAGGCCGCCTCAACATCGACCCCCAGCGCGTTCAGCAAACCCAATGCCACGAAAATCGTATCAATGGCCCCATCAACAATCGGCGCCGTGATCTCGATCAGATCGGCGTCACCGGCTTCCGCCTGATGGAACGCATCGTTCCAGGCTTCAACGGTCTCGATGACCTCCTCCTTCATCAAATTCACGTACAGATCGGCCAGTTCGCCATTGGCCTGCCCCAACTCAACGCGCTGCCGGCAGGCGTTCATGAAATCTGCCTGTGCTTGCGCCGCCCCTTTGATCATGTCACTCATCAACCCAATCCTCGTGTGCTTTTGCCAGTCCCAATCGCCAGGCCCGCGCCCAGATCGCCCCTATCGTCCGGCCCGACAGCAGCTTATGCACCGCTCTCGCGCCTCGGAAATACATCAATCGAATTGCCATATCTTCCCGCCGAGTCCATACCTGCCGGCAGCCCAATCCCAGCTTGTAAGCCCGCCGGTACACGTCCTCCGGATCACATCCCAGCGCCTTGGCAATGCGCTTTGCGCTGGTGTCGTTGTAGTGGTCACGGAGGTACAGATCGGCCTCTTCGTCCCAATTCATGCCGCCTCCCGAATACGGGTGACCGCCGTAATCCTCTGGCCAATCCAGGTCATGACCGGGACCGCCATGCTGTTGCCTAAAGCCTTGTACTTGTTGCCATCAGCGGCGGGCTTGCCTCGAAATTCAATGTCAAGATAATCGTCAGGGAATCCCTGCAATCTGGCGCATTCGACGGGGGTGAGTCGGCGGACCGCCATAGGCATTGCCACGGCTTGCGGTTGGCCTGTGCTGTCCATGCAATAGGCCGATCCGTCTGTCAGATACTCCTTGCCTTGCGGTCCAGCGTTGGGTGCGCGGTCTATGCAATGTGGATGGATACTGATCGGCTGAAGCACCACAGCAGGTGCATGTGCGCCAGCAGCCAGTGGGTGGCACGGATCGCCTTCTTTTGGTGAGCTGTAGTTATGCGGGCTGGTGAGTTGAGTGGTGTCAAATGGGATCGGCTGAAGCACCACGTTTTCCCCGCCGTTATTGCGCCCCTGAGCAAAGGCAATGTCCGATACGCACGGGTCTTGGGTGCCGTGGCAAATGATCGTCGTCGGCACCTGATTAGTCCCCGACGAACCGGCCCTTAATGGCGGCGTGCCTTCCTCTACGTAGCCAATGCTTCTTGATCCGCTACTGTTGCCAGCGCTAAACGCAGCGCTTCGGGCAGCGCCTTCCCTCGCTTTTCGGCTCGGCGCAGAATTCCAGTGCACGCTTTCGCCGACAGGAAATAGCGCGGCGGGAGCGGCCCAGTTTCCAGCACCTCGGACAGCGCACACAAAGACACGGCGACGTCGTTGGGCCACTCCCGTGTATTGAGCATCGAGAATGCGCCAGGCAACGGTTCTTTTCGGTCCAGAAACCACACCCGACTTTGCCCACTTGCCGTCTGGAACGAAGGCTTCACCCTCTCCGCAAAGTCCTGCCAGAAAGCATCCAAAGGCGTTGTCTTTGCTGGAAAGGACTCCCGGCACGCTCTCCCAGATGATCCATTCCGGGTCGAAGTGGTCAGCGAGATCGATAAAGGTGAGGGTGAGGTTGCCTCGGTGGTCGGCAAGTCCGTTGCGGAGTCCGGCCACACTGAAGGCTTGGCAGGGGGTTCCTCCCACAAGGAGGTCAAGCTGGTCTGTTCCAATGTCCCATTCCTCATATTTCGTCATGTCTCCAAAATTGGGTACGTCGGGGTAGTGATGCGCGAGAACGGCTGACGGGAATGGTTCGATTTCCGAAAAACCGACTGGCATCCAGCCCATCTCATGCCATGCCATCGAGGCGGCTTCTATTCCGCTGCAAATCGACAAATACTTCATGCCAGCGCCCTCTGTAGCTTTCTCTGTACAACAAAATGCGCCTTTATTCTTTCTGCTCGGTGGCAGCCGCAGCTCTTCGAGAGTCCGCTGGTGATCGAATCCGCTCGACAGGCCCGGACGGTGCCGCAGCGACATTTCGCCCGCACATAACGCACGCGGCGCTCGTCGTAAATCTTGTCCTCCACGTCCTCCAGGATCGTCCAGTACCCGCGCACCATGCCCGTCAGATTCCGTCGCTTCATGGCAGGCGTTCCTCACCCTTCTCAATGCGCTTAATCCAGATTTCGTTTAGCCCTATCACGTCGTCCACGTCCTCTACGATGTAGATATCCCCCGACCAAGCCGTATGAAACTCGGCTTCGTCCTTGGTGAGCTTCCGGGCTGACGGGGGTTTTCTCCCGTCTTTCACTTCGATCAAAGCCGTCTTGCCAAACTTGGCCACCACCAGATCCGGGAAGCCCTTGCCGATGGTGTGCGTATGGGCCACCGTGAAGCCGCATCGACGAAAGGCGGATACCACCTCGCTTTGGTTATCGTCTACCCTGGCTCTGGTTCTCATAGCTTCAGCAACCCGCTTTCCAGATTCCGCAGTAGCGTCTCCTCAAATCCCCGCTGCCAGAGATCCTGCAATTCGTCCTTGCTGTAATCCGACGGCACGCGCCGGTCGTACACGTCGTGACAGGCGCTGCAGGCGTGGGCCGAGAAAATATCCTGGGCCTTGATGCCCATGCCCTTGCCATGACGACCCAGGTTGGAATGGGCAGACACCGTCGTCGAGGCGTTCCAATTGCAGATGCCGGGGATCCGCAGCGTGCAAGCCCTGCCCTTCGCGGCAGCCAGGTATTTTTGTGATCGGAACATCATGCGTAGCTCATCAACTGGTTAACGACCCGATCCACCTCTTCCGGGGATTCGTAATTCGCCTGCTTCAACAGCCGGCTCCAGATCACCGTCAGGACTTGCTGGTACACGCGGTTGAACTCGTCCTCGTCGCAATTTGAAAAGCTGATGCTCTTCGGCTTCAGCTTGACGTTGCCGTTGATGTCGAACACCGCGTCGTAATGGCCCGACAGAATCAGAATGTCGCCACGGAACCGGTCGAAATCCTTCTGGATGACCTGACCCTTGTAAGTCGCCTCTTCCGGCTCCCAGTGGTCGAAGCCCAGGTTCAACAGGGCAAAAAACTTCTTGTGGTACGGCAAACTTCGCGGCCGCTTGATGTCCACCCACACGCCGTCGCCGGGCTTGATCTTGCCGACCAAGTCCCGCGCCACGTCATCGCTTGGCACCAGGGTGTTTCCGCCGCGAACCATCAGGCACTTCATGGCTCTCTTTGGATCCTGCCGTGCTCGCGAATGATGAAAGCTGCGTGATCATCGCCCTCCTCAGTAACCAGCCTTGGGTACAGATACAAGTCCAGCACTTTGGCTAACCGCCAGTAAGCGCCTCCGCACTGCCATCCCCTATCGCCGTGGTTTTTTGGTTCGTCACGAATTCGATCGAGTGCCTGCTGAACCAGCAAGACGGCCGCCTCTCTTGGCATTGGCTCACGAGTTCCTGGATCTACTGGTAAATCCTCCATAATCAGCAACCCACAGCGTCAATCAAGTCACTCAACTCATCCGCCTCGGCTTTGGCGTTCTCGGATTTTTCCTTCTTGATCGCCGTCACCAGCTTCTTCAGCACCGCCTTTTCTGCCCCGGTTTCCGCGCTCACCGCATCCACTGCGGCGTTGTATTCCGTCGTGGCGTCGTCCTTGTCCTGCCATTTCGCTTCCAGCAGCGGCAGGTGTTCGCGCAGTTTCGTCAGATTGATTTCTTTATCCATGGGCTTCCTCGTTGAGTGATTTGGCGATGTCATTCGCCAGTGGGTATTTGCCCGCCTTGCGGAGCTTGGCGAGCCAGAAATCTTGGGTGGTCAGGCCGTCTCCGTCGGGCAGGCCTGGCAAGCCCCTGAAGAATCGCAACCAGCAGCACAGCTCGTTGCCAAACCGGTAGATGTCTCGGGTTTTGCATGATTCGCATTCGGTCACCGGTAGCGTTCGGTATCCAGGATCACGTCGCCCTTGTCGGTCTTCACCTGGACGCTGGCCGGCTTACCAAACACAGCACTCATGGCCGTGATGAACTCAGCCTGCTCGGGGTGCTCTTCCTGCACCCGCTTCCAGTCTTCGGCTTTCTGGTTTATTCCCATCTCAGGTACTCCCGTGCGCGGCCGTTGTGGCTGCCGACGAACTGATGCGATGGCGCATGCCACCAGAGCGAGATGCGCGGCTCGTCATCCCCGTTGCGCTGCTTTTCGCAGCGGCAGATGGCGTCCGGTTGATTGTCGATTTCGGCAAGATCGGCATCGGACAAATTGCCCTTCCGGATCTTGTCTTCCTTGACCCGGTTCCTCCACCAGATCAGCACGTTGTCCGCCAGGTCGGTGATTGCACCGCTGCCCTTGACGTCAAACTTGCCGCCTGGCTTGCCGTCGTCCTCGCCCTTTTTCATGTGAGCGACCAGGATGACGTGGACGTCGTGCTGCTTGGCGAAGTCGGTCAGCTCGTCGGTGAATGCCCGCTGCCGGTTGTAATCATCGAGGTCGATGTTCAGCTTCGAGAGGTTGTCGATGACGAACAGCGTGATGCCGTAGCGGCGCCTGGCGTAGGCGAAGACCTCCAGCAGCAGGTCGGTTTTGGCGGTGGTGGCGACGTCGAACACCCAAAGGGATCCGGCCAGCCACTTCATGGCGGTCTCGATAAACGGGGTAGTCGGGGCGCTGACCGCGCAGGCCTGGCGCACCAGACGCGCAATCCACTTGTGCGGCTTGAACTCCATCGAAGCCACGCAGCACTTCTCGCCCTGGCTGATGGCGTCGACCGTGAACTGGCCAGCGGCTTCCGATTTCCCGTGGCCATTCACGCCGGCGATGATCGTCACCTCACCCGGCCGGAAGCGAAAAGTCTTGGCCTTGTCCCAGGGGGTCGCAAAACCCATCTGATCTTCGGTCGGGTTGAATGCCGCAATGACATCGTCGAGGTAGTCGGCAGCGTTGCGCAGTTCGCTCGGATCCATTGAGTGGGCACGGGTCAGCACGGCCTGCATTTCTTGCAGCGAGACGCCGGCCAGCAGGCAGTCGTTGGCATCCTTGTGTGGCAGGTCTACCACCCTGCAGCGATGGCGCCCGAGTCGATCAACGATCTCAGCGACGGCCTTTTTGCCGGCCTCGTCCATGTCCATCGAGATCAGGATGTCGTCGAACCGCTCCAGGTTTTCCAGTTCGTGCTCGATCCAGTCCTGCTTGGCACCATTGCCGCCACCGAAGGGCACGGAGAGTCCTGCCATGCCGTATTCGCGCCAGGCCATAGCGTCAAACTCGCCTTCGCAAATCACGACATGACGAGCCTCTGGCCTCACCGCCTGCCAGCCGAACAAGCACGGACGCAGGTTCGATTCCGACAACCGGAACTTCTTGTCCTGCAGTGAGCGGAACTTGACCATCACCAGCTCCCCGGCCGGATCGTGGTACGGAAAAACGATGGCGTTGCGGAGTTGGCCGACGCGGAAGGCGGCGATGGTGTCCGCCGAAATCAGTCGCTCCTGGGTGATGTAAGTCCAGGCTTCAGACTGCTCCGACTGGTTGGTATCGACAGGCTTGGGTTTGGTGTACTCCCGTGGCGGCGTCGCAAATCTCGGCTCCTTGTCGACCACGCCCAGGTAGTCCTTGGCCGCCTGGATAGCGCCGGGCACAGTCATCCCCTGCGCTTCCCGCCAGAGGTCGATCAGGTCACCGGATTGCCCAGTGGCGAAGTCACACCAGCGGCCCGCCTTGTCCCCAGCCAAGTGCACTCCTAGGCTGTCGCCGGATTCCCCGCCGACAGATCCGCATTTCCACTCACGACCTACACGACGACCATTCGGTAGCAGCAGCTTGGCGACCGACTCCGCATCTCGCGCCAGCAGGCTGGCAATGTCCCGAGGTGTCATATGCACCCCGCAAAGACGTCGTCGTCGACCTTGGTTGCGTTGCGCGGGTTGCGGAGCCAGGCGGCCTCGAACCCACCCCAACCCTTCACGCAGCAAAACCGCAGGATTTCGTCGATGGTCTTGTCGCTTCTGCCGACTTCCTGCAGGAATTCCGAGAGCGCCGTTTCTGTGCCCGCCAATTTCTTCTTCGACCGGACCGCCAACCAATCCTTGGCCAACGTCTTGTCTGCTCCTGCCTCCACCAAAAACCCGAGAGGGGAGAAGCGCGGTTCAGCGCTCTTTTCCTTTTCCTTTTCCTTTCCCTTCCCTTCCATTCCAGAGGTGAGCGCTGCATGATCACTCACTGAGTCTTCAGTGAAGGACTCTAAGTCCTTGATTTTACTGGCTGTTGGTCGGTTGATTATCTGGTGCTTAACAAAATTGGTGACCAGGCCATATTTTTTCCCATCAGACCCATCAAAGAGGCGTAAATACCCTATCGATACCAGTTCTTCGAGCAATGAATGAGGACTCACTGATAACTCACGGAGTGGAAAAATATCGGCCTGTATGAGTTTTGGATTGGCGCTGAAATAACCCTCATCGTCGGCATGGTTCAGTAATCCGATAGCCAACAATGCGGCTTCTGCGCTAACGCTGGACAGGTCTTCGTCACGCCAGAAATCCGGCTTTATCGTTCTTATCCTGCTCACCTAGATCACCCCTTCCGTTGTTCGATCAGCCACTGGGTCGCCTTCAGAGACGCCTCGGATCCAGCGTGCTTGTCTGGATGGCAAAGCTGTATCAACCGCCTCAACATTTCTGAAGGGATGAAGGGGTCTGCCGATGGCTTGGATTGCGACTGCGTGTAGGACTGACGCTTATCGCGGGTGAACCCTTGCGATTCCTTCCAGCACTTCTTGCAGATCGTTGACCACTCGCGTGGTGACCTAAATTCAACGCCACATTCCTCGCATTCATGCTCGTAAAAACCAACCCCATCCGGACAGTAGTAGTCCGTGGTAGAATTGAACCTAGTCATCGTTAGCTCCTGTTTAGCTAGTGGTGGTTAAAGAGCCGAGGCCGTCACCTCGGCTTTTGCTTTTCTAGTGCGTATGCCGCTGACTGCGGTTGGGTCCAGCCTTAACCGGACCCCCAACTTCAATCCCGTGGCCATAGCGGCGCAGCTCCTTCGCCTGGCAGATCGTCGCTATCGCCTCTCGCTCGCTGGTCTTGTGCAGGTCCAGGTGCAGGGCGATGTCGTTGACGGTCTTGCCTTGCCGTCGCAGCCGCATCACTTCCTTCCTGAAGTCCATATCGAACGGCATCTTTCCCTTAAAACTCACGCGGCCTTCCCTGTTTCCAGATAACCCTTGTAGCGATCACAAACCCATCCGGTTTTGGCGCATGACGGGCGTTGTAGGCAGCCTGTGCAGGGGGTTTGTCCTATCCGCTGCTGCAGGATCCTGAACGCCGTGTCCTCGCGCTTCTTCTCTTCCCGGATCCGCCGAATATCCCTGTTGCACGGCCTGCAATACGATTCCGGATACGTCCTCCCGGTGCTCCGGTAGAACTTCATCTCAAAATCACCAATCGGCTTTAGCTCATCGCATGAGCGGCAGAGCTTGTGGGATTTTGAGTGCGTCATGTACGTAGTTCTACTTAGCACCGAGTCAGTACCGATTAGGCACTTTCGGCATCCTCAAAAAAGGCCGAATCTAACTCTGCCTCGCGCTTCTTCAGATCCTCGCGAATCAGGTGGCGCAAATACTCGGCCTGGGTGTATTCCTCGGTAATCAGTACGCGCTTTACCCGCTTCCACATGGGATCTGATAGCTGGCACTTGATCAGTATTTCTTTTTTATCGAGAGCGGCAGACATGGAACTTTCACCAAGAGATTCTGGGGTTTATGCCAAATGCGATTGCGGATCTCGCCTTTACGTACCAATTACTTCCGTCAAAAAAATACCGGTGCTGTTCTGTCCATGCGGCGAGATTCATAAAATTCCCCATACCGTCATAAACGACATGCAAAAACGCCTCTTCCGTCACCACATCCGCCGCGAGCTGGGCCACGACATCAAAAAAAGCCGCCAGCTAACCGGCGGCAAAGCACAGGAGAGAAGAAGCCCG